CAGCGCCGCTTGCTTCACTGACCGCCGAAATCCCGGATTGCGAATGGCCGCCGGTGGGGACGGTCGTCGTAGACCAGGTCGTGCCGTTCGAGGTGATGACGTAGGTGCCCGAGGTGATCCCACCGCCGGTCGCGGCTTGCGATGTGATGCCGTAACCATACGTACAGGTATAGGAAGCTGGAAAGTTCGCAAGACCAAAGGTCTTCAAGTCCATGATCGGCTGCAAATGTTCGATCGTGGTCGAGGTGACTTGCAATACTGGATCGTTCCCCGGCATGCCGGAGTCCATCACGCCATTACCGCAGTTCTCAAGCACCATTCCAGCGGCCACACCTGCGGTAATGGGGTTCGCCGTGAAGGTGATGGTGTCCTGACCCTTGGAGGCCACGGGTGTCGGAGTCGTCGGGGTCAACGTGACGGTCGCTAAAGTCTCCGTGCCGCTCCCTGCCGTCTTGACGATGGTCGAGCCGGTCTGATATCCCAAAACCGCGACGGGGACGCTCGTATGAGCGATCCGAATTTGGGAATTTAACTGACTCCCATTGGTCGAGACACCATCAGGTGAGGTATATCCGGTGCTCGCTCCGCCATTGGTGATGATGAAGGGACGCCCAGCACCATAGGTCCCGGCAGTGTTCCCCTTGCAACCACCCTGACAACGAATCTCCCCTACAAATTGGGTGTTGTCGTTGTCCCCGATGACGATCCCGTCACCGAGATCAGTCCCCATGTTGATGAACACATCCCCAAAGACGTTCTGGCTCGTGTTCGTGGTCTCTTTCGCACCCGGAGACCCTCCGGTATCGAAGCGCGCGATCTTGGCGTAGTTGTTGGTCGCGCCATAGATTTTGCTGAAGACGTTATTCTGGTTACCGTTTCCGCCCGTACCGGTATCGAAAATGATGCACTCAGCCCCGCCATTGTATGCACCGCTCCCGGTGGTCGGACTTCCGTGTCCCGCACCACCCGCATCCGTGCAGTTGATCTCGAATGTCGAGGATGCCACCGAGGTTGCGTGAAAGCCGTGCTCGGCATAGTTGTTCGCGTTGAAATTGATCCCGGTGACGCTCACGTCGGAAAGCTCTGCGCCACTGGAGGCGATGGTGAACATCGTCCCGGTGGAAGGGAAGGACGAAGTCGCAATCAGGGTCGTGGTCGCAGAGGAGCCGCCGTACTGAAGTCCGGCGCCTTGAACATGGACACCATTATTCGCTTGCACAATCGGCGTCGTCACGCCAAAGCCGACGCCTGGACCCGTGGCAGGGATGGTGACTGTCCCACCTCCGGCCGCCGCAGCCGCCGCAATAGCTAAATTGATACAGGGCCCTACATCGGTCGTCGGGTTGGATGCAGTCGTCCAGGTACATGAGCCATAGGCTTGCGCGGGGAAGATATTGGCCGATGCATAAGTCACTGCCGGCAACGCGCCCAACGGGTAATCGACTTTTGCCTCCCAGGCGGCATTCCACTGCGCCGCGCTCCATACCTGCCCCTGCGTGATGGTGCCGTTCGGCACACTCTGGCCCCACGCCAGGGAGGTGAAGAGAATTAAGAGGTATGCAAAACGCATGTGGGTTTGGGACCTTGGGCGAACCAGTAACGAAGCCACTGGCTCAGGCAATCGAAAAACCCGAGGGCGGTTCCGGCGTGGCGGTGATCGTAAAGGCCATCTCCGCCGACCACGCCGAATCGTTCGGGCCCACGGTTTGAATGGCCGCCTCGTAGCTTCCGCTCGCAAGCGTCGGCACGGGCGCACTCGTGGAAGACGCTCCCGAGACGGCAACAATCGTCGGGTACGTGCCGGCCGTGCCGGTCGAGGGCCGAATCCCGATCTGATAGCCCGTAATCTCCCCCGCCTGGATGGGCGAACCATCCGTATTGACGGTGGGATCAGCCCAGCTGAATTTGGTTGGATTTGCCATAAGTTACCTAAAGGTTAGAGCCAAAGCCGCCGTGCATGATGAAACTCGCATCTTTACCGTTGCCGGCCATCAATGCACTGTCGTAATTCATCTTCTTGACCGGCATCTCATTCAAGGATTTGATAAAGGTGCGCGCCTCCCACGCTTGCCGCAAGAGCTCCGGACTCGGTGTCTTGCCATACTCGGGGCAGAACTCCAAGGCCAGAAGCGTCTTGATAGACCGCGAATAGCCTTGAGGCAGCGAGAAAGTCGCCGTGGTCGAGGTCAAGTCCGACAAGATCACATCAGAGAAAAAATGCACTTCGCCCGCTTGCTGAGGCGCGGGATAGACGAACAGATGCGCATAGGGAAAGTCCGGCTTGTAGCTCACGACATACGGCCACGGCCCCGGCACCCCCTTATAGCCGATTTGGTTGTAGTCATCGAAATTTACCACGTCATACCAGTAATCAAGGCCGGTGTTCCCGGAGGCCGTGATGCGCGTATAGCCCGGACGGAGGCGCAGTGGGCGGGAAATCGCAAAATCACCGGGGGCGGTATAGGTGAAAAGATTCGATAGACTCGTCCCCGTCGCGTTTTGCGAGAGGGTAATGACCCCGGTATTGGCCGATATCGTCGATATCGTGGTCCCGGACGGGAGGAGCCCGAGCGTATCGGTGATGGTGCCGCCGACTCGCACGCCGGCGGCGTTCAAACCATAGGTCAAGGTGAGGGTGGACACCACCCCGGTAAGGTACGGAGTTCCCACCGTACAGGCCCCGACGAAGGAGCCTTGCGTCGGATTTCCGATCGTGTAGTCGTATTGACCCGGATTCCACGCAAGTTTCGAATAATTGCTCGAGTAGACATACAGCCGATCGGTGGAGAGCGATTCAAGCAGATCATTTAAGACCTGCAGACCGTCCGCCGCATCCGTTGCGTCCAAGGGTTCGCCGGCCGCGAGAACGTTGATTTTTCGTAGCGCCCCCGTCAGCAGATCGAGCGCTGTCGAGGTGACGGCGCCCATTAGTCGAAAACGAAGGTGATGACATCCCCGCCCGTCACCAAGGCGGTGGTATCGGTCAAACCGGGAAGTTTCGAGACCCAGTACCAGATCCGCCCGCCATTGTTGAGCGGGACCGGCGAGCTTAAAACAAGCCCCGTGGTCGGCACCGAAATGACGAGCTGCGGGGAATTCGTGCCCGCCACCGGCAACACGGTCGGTGTTTGCTGACCCGCGAGGGTGGGCGGGGCGGTGCCGGTTCCTTCCCAGTAGAGCTTAATATTCAAAGCGCCCGCGGCCTCCAAACTCGCCGCATAGACTCCATACAAAATGGAGGCCGAGCCATTGGCAAGGAGTGCCGCGGTCACGGTGCCCGTCCCCGTCGTCACCGTGATAGATCGCGCCACGTTACTGCACCCGGGTTAAAGTCACACCGGACGGTCCCGTCACACTACAGACCCAGATCGAGACCGTCGTGACCGCAACCACCGTCGTGGACAACCCCCCGACCGCCGCCAAGGTGACCCCGGTACCGCCCGTCAAGGTCAAGGCCCCGGAACTCGTGTTCTGGTTGTTTATGGTCAAGGTCCAGCTGAGATTGAAGAGATTCGGCACCCCCGAGGAAGGAACGACGGTCGATGCCGAAAATTGGCTCACCTTGCCCCAGGTCGTGGCCACGGAGGTCTGAAGATTGGCGATCAAGTTCGCCGCCGTATCGGTCGTTGCCGTCTGCGCTGCCGTCTGCCCACTCAACACCAGGTACGTATCGCCCGCCCCGGACAGTTGAGCGGCCGTGAGGACCGTCCCTGACAGCGCCCCGGTGAGCCCCGTCGATTGTGACTGGGGCAACGCACTGATGGCGTTATAGAAATCATCCCTAAAGGCCCCTAAGAATTGCGTCATGAAACACTCCTAAAAGGGGGGCTTGAAGCCCCCAGTGGGGGGATTTAGGTCAGATCGAGCCCGTAGATGTACATATCCATCTGCGTGGCGGTGGCGGCGATCGTCGTCACGTTCACGTAGATGCCATAGGAGGCCGCGCTCGAGGCTCCCCAGTTCGAGGCCAAGTAATAGCCCGTTGCGGTGGAGGTGACGTTCAAGATCGATGAGGCCGCCGCTGCCCCGGTCAAGCCCGTACAGGTGGTGGAGGCGCAAATCGCCGTTCCCGTGCCGGCAGGGCCCGACCAGAGCTTAAACACACAAGCCGCCGCGGTGCCGGCGGTAAAGACACCGTTCACGTAAGAGCCCGGATTCGCGAGCACGATCGCCCCCGTGCCGGCACCGGCCACGATGAAGCTAAAGGCCTGGGCATTGATCAGCGGCAAAAATGCCGCATCCCCCGTGGAGTTGATGGGCACCGCCTTCTGAAAGGCGAGCAATCGGACCGCATTGGAACCCTGATAACCATTACCGAAGTTCGGCTGCGAGGCGGGGGCTAGCACCGCCAGAGCCGAAGCCGTGGAAGTAGAAGCCGGGCCTGGATTCACATTTGCCATGTTTCTACTCCTTAACCTGCGATCCGAAGGCCCAACGTGCGGTACAGGCTCGCCGGCCCATACAACACATCAGCCCGGTTCGGCTCACTGTCGTTGTTGATCGTGTACTGGGAGACCACCCGAATGCTCATTCCCACATCCTCATCGTCATAGGCGCGGGCCGCGAACTCCACACCGCGCGGGAGCGGCAAGTCCGCAAAGGCAAGTGCATAGGCGTACTTGTGGAACACGAGAGATTGCGGGGAGACGACCCCGGAGGGGCCAATCGAGTTGGCCGCATAGTTCGTCTGAGTGATCACGCCGTTCAAATAGATCGCCGCGGTGGACGCGGGCGCCGCCGTGACGTTCTGGAACTGACCGCCCGAGATGATGCAATCGCCAATGGTCAAGGTGAGCGTGTTGCTCGAGCTCGACGTGTAGGCACCCGTCACCGGATTGAAGGTACCCGCGGTCAGCGTCGCCGCCCCATAGGTCAAGGTCGTGCCCGCCGCCCCGTTCGCCGGGACCGCAAAGCCGCCTGGCGGCAATACCACGAACTGCCGAAGCGTCTTGCCGTACTGATTGCGGTTTTGCGGGTTGACCGGATACACACCCGCAATCTGGATGATGTCCCCCACCTGAACCACCGCGGTGGAGGCGGTCCAGCCCGTGGTCTGAATGGTCCCGGACTGCGCCCAGCCGGAGGTTAAGAGCGCGGTGGAGGTACCCGTGGTCATCGTGGCGGCGGCGTTTCCGCCATTACCGCACGTAAAGACCGGGATATTCTGATCCTCCCACCAGTCAAGGCCCGCGAACTCCCGGGCGATCATGCCCGTCTCGATATAATCTCCGATCTTCGCTTGCGGGTTGAACAGGCCCTGCACGGTCGCAACCATCGAGGACATGGAAGTCGGGTCCAGGACCGCGTTTTTCTCGCCCTCGCGCGGACACGACTCATTCGCCAGATACGCCCGCGCATCGGTGAAGAGCTTCAAGGAGTTCGGGCTCACGCCAAAGGTGCCCAACTGCGCGGCGGTGTTCAAGTACGCATACTGCGCGGTGTCGGAGTCGATGCGATTCGCGACGGTCGCAATCTGCGGCTTCAGGACACGCTTTTTGAACATGTCCATCGAGAGCGCCAAATCCTGGGTCGTGAACTGAATATCGACGTGGAACTGATAGTTCAGAGCGACCGGGATGTAGGTCTCATTCGTATCTTCGACATTCAGGGGCGGCCCATAGGTGCCCTTAAAGCGGGGCGGACGGCGCACGTTACAGGTATTGCCGATCTTTGCGCCGGTTTGAGCAAATTCAGCGGAATACTGACGCTCGACCCGATTCGCAATGACCAGCTCATTCTCGAGCACCACCAACGATTCGTTGGTGATATAGCTCATGGTGAGCAGGTTATTCACAATGACTCCTAGGAAAGTTAGTTGAAAACTTCTAGGAGCGACGGATCACATCATCTGCGGCGGGCCTCTCGGGCTCGGTCGCGCTCATAGGCGCGCAATTGCTTAAAGTCCATCTTCGCAGGATCGACCGCGGGAGCATTCGTCCCGCCTAAGCTAATTGGAGTGATGGGAGCCGGAGCTCCTTGCCGTTCTGCCGCTTGCGGAGCCGCCGGAGCAGGGGATGCTCCTTTTTCTGCGGGCTTCGTAAGACTTACTTCTAACTTCCCCAGCTCTGCTATTGCACGAATCGGGTGCAATTCCTTAATCCTGCCAGCGACTTCCGGGTTTTTGGCGAGGTAGTACGCTAGGTCCGTACCATACTCCGACTGTTGTATATATTGCAAGGCCTCGTTCTGCAACAGCAGCGGGCTTTTGAGCACGACTTTGTCGAAATCGGGATATTTCTTCTGCGCCGCCTCTAAGCGTGTCTTGAACTCGCGCTCCGCCTGGGCTTCTCGGGCCTTTTGCGCCTCGTTCTCCCGCGCTTGGCGATCCTCGGCAATGGCCTTTTTGGCCTCAAAGGCCGCATTATCGGTGGAGAACTGCTTCCACTGAAATTCGCCCTTCTCGTTGAAGTATTTGGGGTCCTTCTCATCGGGGGGCGCCTCAGGCTTGGGAGGAGCCGTCACCCGGGACTCGAGTTCTTTCGCCCGCGCCTCGGCCACATCGGCCTTCTTTCGGTACTCCTCCCGCTCGTTGAAGAGCTGTTCGGCGAAGCGCTCGGAGTCCTGGGCTTCCTCGGCTTTTTGGTGGGCGAGGGCCTCTTGTGCCCGCAGGCGAGCGACGTACTTACCGATCCGCTTGCGCTCTTTGACCGCTTCGGCCTTTTGGAGCTCGGCCAGATCCTCAGCATCGATCCCATCGTCCTCATTGACTTTGGGCGGCTCTTTGTCGACTGGGGGAACTCGGCTCTCCGGTCCCTCGACCACCGGGGGCGATACCCCATCGCCCGCCTTCATCTCTAAGGGAGCGGCGGCTTCCTTCGCGGGCCGGCGCTTATCGACAATGACTTCCGTACTCTGAACACCACCGTCCGAGGTGACTACCTTAGCCATTAACTTGCTCCATTTGCCGGTTTATCCCGCTCTGCCTGTTTCGCCGCGGCAAGTTCATCCTTCCTCGCCGCCGCATCGTATTTGCCCTGGACATGGGTATCTAAGAGCGATCCCGCCTCTTTGATCTCAGCCGCTTCCAAGGTCGTCTGGGCACGCCGGTCGGTATCGTGGACTTTGGTGACAGCCGCCACATGCATCTTCTCGCGCTCGACCTGCATCCAGCCCTGCTCGGTTGTGACCTTGTACTTCAACTCCATTTGCGTCTTTTGCAACTCCTGTTGCAATTGCTGATTCTGGATTTGCAGCGCCTGCACGATCCCCTTCGCCTCGTGCGGTAGATTCTCCATCGCCTTTTGCATGCCCTGCTCGTTCAACGGCATTAAGCGATCGGCCAAATCCTCCGCCCCCGCAAAGTCCATATTGCGCACGATCAAATCGGCGCCCGTCTTGGCAATGGGCTCCGCCAAGGGGGTCCTTAAGAGGTCGAGCATGTTCTCAGCCCCCTCCTGGCGCTTGGTCTCATACCCCGGTCCCGTGTCCATGACCACATCGTATTTGCCGACCGTCATGTTATGGGAAAGCTCCATGACCCCAGTGGAGGGGTTGGGCCTCGGTTGATTGATCGCCACCATCGAGGGCACGCCATCCTCCCCGATGATGCGCTGCATCTTCTCCTGGCTGTAGTAATACGGGATCAAGTCTAAGCAGATCTCCCCGATGTGGCTGATAAACATCGTCTGGTTGTCGTAGAACTGATAATGGGCCATGTCGGAGATCGCCTGCCGTCGCCTCAAGGCAATCCCCGATACGACCGAGCCCGGGGCATCTTGCGTCGGATCGTGCGGCATGCCCGCGACCGCCATCAAGTTCCTCAAACCGGATTCGGCGGCCTCTTTGAACCCCGCCTCGACCTCCACCGCTTGCTGTCTTTGCGGGGGCGGCACACCGGGCAAGGGGTTCCCATCCGCCCCTAAGATCAACTTGTACTTAAGGACCGAATAGGGCTTCTGATTCGCATCATCCCACTCAGGGTGTCCGTCGAACTGTCCCTCTACGCCCACCCACGGGGCTTTGGAGGACAGGGCGAGCTTTTCCGCCTTCGCGGTCTCCCAATAGTTCGCACTGCGGGCCGGGTCCTTCATGTCCCGAATCATGCCCTTCCTGCGCACCTCCCCGTTTAAGTCAAGGACATTGCCTTCGCAGCGGGATATCGGTATCCAGCGACCCGGCAAGTCTCGCTTCTCAACGACTTCGGTTCCCGTGATACGAAACCACTGCACTTGACGACGCTCGCTCGCGCGCTCAATCGGTTGACCGCTCTGATCTAAGGCAAGCGATACCCCCGCCAGATCAAAAGCGGCTTTCTTCTTGCGGTAGTCGGAAGCATAGATCGTCGAGCCGGTCGAGAGCTTGTAGAGCGTCTCTTTGGTCTTCTTGATCCGATAGTACTCGGCCAGTCGAATCGATTGACGCGAAGCCCACTTCCTTTGCTGATCCCCGGCCGAGCCATGCGTCCACTCATTCAACGGCTCCCCGGGGTATTTGCGTTTGAAATCCGCCCGCTTCATCTCCACCGTGATGATGAACCAGTCCATATCGGCGCCGTCCGGCATCTCCGCGGCGGGGTCGATATAGCAGGAGAGGGCGTTACGAATGGGCTTGATCTTCAATTCCTGATCGAAGCTCTTCTCATCGCAATACTCGCCGATGACTCGGGCATATCCCCAGCCGATTCGAACCGCCGAAGTCCCCGCGGTGTCATAGGCGACGGAGGCTTTCGAGAGCGTCTCGATATGGCGCACGAGCCCATTGGCGACCCGCGCATCGTCAATCGTCGCATCACTGACCGGGTGAGTTTTGATGCGCGGGCGCTGCTCGCGCATGTTGTTCGTCACGCGCCGCACCAGGGTCGCCGTGTGGTTGATCGTGAGCGTCGGCCGGCGCTGCACCTTGCGCATATTGTAGATATCGTCCGGCCACTGCTGCCCATCCTCGAACTCGAGGTCCTCGATGGCAAGCACCCGATTGGTCGATTCGACTTCCTCGGCGATCTTGTGACGCGCCGCACATTCGGCCCAGATCTCCTCATCCGTCTCGGCGGGAGTGTCCTGATCGGTGGGAACTTGGGGCATCTTTATGCGTGTCCTTGCATAGATTCCGGTATCAGACCCGTACTTTATGCAACGTGTCTACATAAATATATGAGCCATTCATGACCCGAGCCATCCCAAGCCATCGTTCCTAGGCTGCGCGGAGAAGGAGCGACCGCTCGGCGGGACCGACTTGAACTGCACCTCGGCAAAGCGGCGCATCATCATGGCGTAGCGCGTGGCACTCATCAGGTCATCGCGCATCTTCACAATGAGACCATCCTTCCTGTGGTACATCCGAAACTCTTCCCACCAGTCTGATAGGGTTGAGAATACTTTGAGACGCCCAGTCTGCATCCGGTCCAGCATTTCCGCAACACCCGCCTCCAACCCGTTCGTCCCATCGGGAAAGGTCGCCCGCTGGCCGATCATCTTCAAGCCCTGAGCCCGATACTGGGCGGCGAGTTGTTCGCCAGACCCCTTATCATGCTGCAGACCATCATGAGGCCACGCCCAGGGGAGCCAGTCTCCCCACGGGCGAATAGAGGCTGAAAACATCGCCGGCGTCTGCTCTCGCTGTCGATGACAGGCGAGGAGGTATAAGCAGTCATTATCGCGGTCCCAGGCCATTCGAACCGCCGCCGAGGGGTGGTCCCAGCCGAAGTCCAAACCCCCGAGTTGCGGCCAGTACGCCGGGATCGCAAAGGGCTCACATTGAAGCTCCGATTCGGCGATGGGGAAGACACGCCCGGACCCTAACTGCGGAATGCCTTTCGTGCGCGCATCCCTTTCGTATTCCGGGTAGGAGGCGATGATCGCGGTTCGTTGCTCATTCGTGTAATGCCCGACATCATCGATGGTCATTTGCGTAACCGAAGTCCCGGGCACCTTGTCGAGCAAGAAGCGTTTGACCACATCCGACATACCCAAAAGCGGCGTGAAGGTCACGAACACGGGCCCGACCGTGCTGTTGGTTCGGGTCAGGCCCTCTAAGTAAATATCCAGGGGCGGCTCCTCATCGAACCACACCATATCGAGAGTTTCGCCCTGCCATTTCTCGCGCCCCTTCTCATAGCTTTTGAGCGCGATGTGACTCACTTGCCCCGATTCGTGTCGCACTTTGATGGAATCTTGTAGATCAGGCTGCCCCCGAGCGGGGGTAATGTCCTCAATCGCGTCTTTAGGAATGGCGCCCGTTCCATAGCTACCAGGGCGGCCTAAGAGGATGCGCTGAACATTGTCCCGAGTCGATTCGCCGGTAATCCCTGCGGCCCAGCCGACAATCGCTCGATCATAATGCTTGCCAGGCCACGCGGGGGGGTATCGACCCGTCGCATGCATGGCATATTCCATCCCCGCGGCCAGTGTCTTGCCTAATTGGTTGCCGGCCATCAAAAGCCGCTCTCGATAGTCCTTACCCCGAGCGTGGAAGGCTAACTGCTTCGGATAAGGACGGTAATCGTTCAACTTTTCCTGACTCGCCAAGCGCGCTTCCTGCGCTATCAGCGTCTCGAGGAGCAAGGAAGGATCGAAGGGCATCGATGGCGATACGGAGCTCATCCCGACTCAATCCCTCAAGGGCAGCGTCAGGATCAGCCATCTTCGGCATAAGGCTTGCGACCACTTTAAGGTAGGTCGATGGATCATCCTGCCGTACCGCATCAATCGCGCTAGGACCATGCTCCGACCAATCGGCCGATAGATCGGCGAGAAAGGCTTCCTCGAGCTTGTTTCGACTGCCCTTTTTGCGCCCCGCGGGATTCCCGGATTGTCCAGGTTGCCACAGGTGGGACTTGAGAACTGCATTCACGTTGCACCTTCAGTTATTGCACTGTGTCAATTTCGCGGGTGGAGGTGACGACGAGCGAGAGCGTGTAGCTCGTTTTGGAACCCACCACGTGGTCGGGTTTCAACGTCTCATCGATCATATCCATCAACGGGTTAATGATGCGCTTGATGAGCTGATTTCGGGCCGTGAGGAGGCCGTAATCGATCTCCTTGCACTCGACCGCGTAGTTGAGCTTCTCGATCGACGGGCCCTTCGCTTCAATCATTTTCGATGCCCGTGACATCGTTCTCACGACAGATCACCATCTCCTTATCGCCCCAGCGGAAGGTCTGGAAGAGATAGCCCTCCAAGGAGAGACCGCCCAACTGCACGATATCACCTACTTTCACATCGCAGGGCCTTAAGTGCTTGGAATCCCAGGACTTCGTGCGTTTGCCCTTGGGGCCATCGTACTTCTTTTCGTAACAACCCGGACCAACGGCTCGAACGATGCCCCGAAGCGCGCGCCCCGTGTAGATGACCTCAATAACCTCACTGAAGGGCCACGCGATGGGCTCGAGCACAATCTGGTCGCGTAAGGGCTTAACTTGAGCACTCGCCGGCAGGGCATCGAAGCACTCATGGCCGATGCGTGTTCCACGTGAAACACTCATTGCTTAAGCTTCGCACGCTCGTTCTCGGGTTGAGCGATGCGCTCGGACTTTTTGGGGAACTTCTTGCGCGCATCCTTCGACCCCATAAACTTGGAGACAAAAGCGCCCAACGATTCGCCCTTATGAGGCTCGGGCATTTAGGGGGTCACGACCGACTTATCGGGATGATTCGGGAGAGGGAAGCGAATGCCGTGGGAGCCCGAGGAGCCGACCTTCTCTTCGCTCTTGATCGAGCCTTTACCGGCCTGACCACGATCCTCATGCTTGGCCATACCACGCTCAGACATCTTGTTCTCAGCTTTGCCGGGCATCGGAAAATCTCCTGGTAAAGTGTAGAATTTACTCTGCCTGTCCGCGATCGTCAAACCGATGATCTTTCACCCGCCGAGTATCCAGCGGATCAAATGCACCGCACACCAGAGCCCGACACTGAAGGCTCCCGCTAAAATGACCAATCCGAGAGCTCTATCCGCATTGTTCAAATCATCGATGGGGAGTCGGTCGCGTTTCATGTGACGGCCTGTAAGGCCTCCTCCGGGGTTTTGACGATGGGGCTTGCCGTATCCGCGAGAAAGGCTAATTGCCGCTTACGCTCCTTCCTATGCGCTCCTAGCCCCGGGGTTTTGACCTCCAGGCAATGAAAGCGCCCGCGGTAATAGACCAGAAGATCGACGGGGAGGTCGCGGTAGACTTTGGCGCCGATCGCTTGCAAGGCCTCCACGATGGCGGGTTCTGCGATATCGCGCTTTTGGGCTCTCATGCCTCTCTCCGTTTGGCAACCCTCTGGCAGATGGTATGCACCTGACGGGGGCGAATGCCTAACCGAGCGGCAATGGCCTCAATGGGAATGTTTTTCTGTTTGAGTTCGTACACTCGGTCATCTCGGGCGGTAAATCGGGGTTTACCGGCCATGATCTGTCACATATGTCCGATTGATTAGAGGGCTAACGATGGTAAGATGCGGTACCGAGAGGGTTACGCCGTGACCGCCAATGGCCCTCCACCTGGCGGCGTGAGTCGGTAAGGCCCCCGAACTCACGCCGTCTCCTTCAATCGATTCAAGGCCAGCTGCTCCGCCTCAATCTCCGCTCGGGTGGGCGGGGCTCTCAAATTGAGATTGCCTTTGGCATACGCGCTCGCCATCGCTCCTATCCAGGATTTGGCATCGGTTCCGGTGGGGAGGTTTTGGCGCAAACAGACCGCTTGGGTCGCGGGGGATTCTTTGAACCAGCACTCGAACGTATCTCTCCCGTTCTGCGTGACTTTCACGATGTAAAACTTGCCGCAGCACTTGCACTGGATGGCGTGATCGGATAAGCGCTTGAACTCTAAGGCAAAGGGCCTAGGTGAGTTTTTCTGAATCAGTTCCCGGGCTTGCTCGAGTGTGGGCATACATCCCTGTCCTACGGCTGAACGTAATCTATTCCTACAAACGCGGCGTTGCAACTAGGTCTTGAGCTTCTCGACGAGGCTCTCAAAACCTGGGAGGCGTGAAGTCGCGCTCTTGGTTTTTCTTCTCTCGAAAACCGTTTCTAACGGTCTTTCCGCTCTCAGAAGGTTCTTTGATGGTTCAGATGAAGATTCTGGGTGCACCACGTGCGGGGGTGGGGGTGCACGTCGTGCGGGGGTGGGTGCACCACGTGCGGGGGTTGTGGATAACTTATTCACATACTTATCCACAGGCTTGTCGATGTGTAAGGCTTGCAATTCTTCCTCGCAAACCGTGAAATAATTACTATGCCCCACGCGCCCGCGGCGGTGAACAAGTCCCAGATTGATGAGCTGTCTTAGCGCGTTTTGGACCGCGCGTTCGCTCAAAGAAGCTTTTTGGCAGACGGTCGGAATGCTCGGCCAGCAGCCTCCCTCGTCATTGGCGCTATCGGCGAGAGCCAGTAAAACCATCTTCTGGGTGCAATTTAAGGTTTGAAGTGACCAAACGATGGTCATCAACCGGATGCTCACAGAGAATATTGGGCGACGTAGGAGCCGCTCGACAGACGAATCCTCTGGCTTCTGATTCGGTGTCCCCGTCGCTTCAAGTCATGCACGCGAGCGGCGAGGCGGTAGATATCGAATAAATGCATGGCAGCGGCCGGGGTTAAAGACCTTCCCCGCTGCAGATGATTCAACACCAGGTTACATTGTGAATTCATCGACGCTTCCCCCTCGATTTGACGTACCCCACCACTCGCTCAAGCCCGAGTGCATCCAGAATCTTCTTCCCCACCTCGCGCCGGCGCCTCAACACGTCGTTTAAGTATTGAGGGCTGATCCCAAGTTCGTTCGCCACATAGGCCTGGGAGCTTTTAGAAACCCGGCTTTCGAGTTCTTCGATTGGATTTTCCATAGCGCGAATCTTCTCACAAAAGAAATACGAAAGAAAGCGGATTAATGGTTGACAATACGCAAATCGGCGTATTAGGATACGCCATAGTCACTTGAGGAGCGAAATATGAACCTCTGCGATCGATGCCAATTAGAGCCGTGTCTGCCGGCTAACGATTACTGCGCCGGGTGCTCACCGCTGATCGATGCCATCACCCGCGATCCGAACGTAGGCTACATCCAAGCGGTCGAGCTCGCCGCCTACCGCCCGCACGATGCGGCGCATGCGGCGAAGGTGAAAGAGTTCATGGAGCAATTCGCACGGCGCGAACGCATCTGGAAAGAAGCGGCTCGCGATACGGAGCGCGCCATCGCCTATAACGCGAAGGTGATGGACATGATCTTTTCGAGTCTGTCCCGATGAGCCGCTTCCTGGATGACTCGGGTCACATCGATTGGGAAGCCGCCTTGGACGCCGCCGACCAGCTCCGAAAGGAGCGACGTGAGAATCCCGAGCACCACGTCATGGACCCCATCGACGTGCCGCCGCCCTGCGATACTGTGGCCGCCCTCGAAGCTGAGAACGCGCGGCTGAGGAAAGCACTGACAATCATCGCCAGTTACACCGGACATGACTCTGCGGCATTGGTTGCGAAAGAAATGGCTCGTGGCGCGTTACAGTCGGAAACGGATGTGCAGCATGGGTGAGTCGGTGCAAATAGGCAATGCGATCCTTATCCATGCGGATTGCCGCGATTGGATGGACTCCGTGCCGGAATGTTTCCGCGTCGATGCGCTGATTACTGATCCGCCCTATAACGTGGATTTCGTCGGCAAACGAACGAAACATACCTGTGCCGCGCACGACGAGCCGGGAGGCTATGAGAGCGGCGATAGCGCTGTAGGGCCTACGGTGGTTGCCAAGGCATTGGAAAAGGCCGCCCGTGCCGTCGTGTTTCCCGGCAATAGGTTGATTTTTGATTATCCCAAGCCTTACGAGATGGGATGCGTTTACTGTCCCAGCGGTGCCGGTCTCGGTCGATGGGGATTTACAGTAATACATCCGATGCTGTTTTACGGCGTTGGTCTCCCACATACGCGTCAGGGCCCGAGTGGATTTGAATCGTTCCAATTGGCCGATGTCAACGGCCATCCCTGTCCCAAGCCGGTCAAATGGATGGAGTGGGCGGTAGCCAAATGCACGCTTGAGGATCAGACCGTACTTGATCCCTTCATGGGCTCCGGTACGACCGGAGTGGCCTGCGCTAACTTGGGCCGCAAGTTCATCGGCATCGAAATAGAACCCAAATACTTCGACATCGCCTGTCAGCGGATCGAAGCGGCCTACGCGCAAGGGCGGTTATTCGCATGATGTGCTACACATCGAAAACCAAAGGAGATCAGATGTGAGTGTCGAGCTTGTCAACAAGGTCATGCCGTGAGCCTTCGCGCGGGCTGCATCTGGATTTGCTGTGCGCTGATCGTCGTTGGCGTCGTGGCGTGTTTGCCGAAGCGTAAGAAGCCGCTACCTCGCCCCTTTGCCGATCCGCGCGCCGCGATTCACAACAACTTCACTCGGGACTTCAAATGACCACCATCGCTCGCAGCGTGATCGGCACACTCCGGCTCCAAGACGACATGCTCAAACAGGCATGCGATCGAATCAAGGAACTGGAGCGCGAGAACCAACTGATGGCCGCGCACATTCGAATTCTGGAACTCAAGCTTTCACGCCGGCCGCGCTCGGCTGAATCGTGCGCGCTGCTCATCCCGCAGGCCGAGTGATGGACGCCATAGAAGACGTTGAGAACCTGTGTCTGCTGGCCGACTTCAAGCGCGTGAAGCTTGAACGCCAACAAGCCGTTGCGGCCTTGAATCTGATTGTCGAGCAGCGCCGCGCCAATTCTTTAACGGGGCTGCTCGATTCGATCGATGCGGCGGATTTGTTACTGACGAAGCTGAACAATGTTTGACGAGGATGACACCGTTAGCGCGTGGTGGCATCAGCTGGAGCAAGACGAGCGCTACCTACGAGAACAGGAGAGAGACATGGCATTAGTGAAGGACATGATTCAATCGAAGTTCCTACGCAAAGAGGATTTTGACGAAGATCAAGTGATGACGATTCGAGATTGCAAGTTAGAAGAGGTCGGCAAAGAGGACGCACAGGAAAGTCGCTGGGTTCTGTATTTCCGAGAGCGTGAGAAAGGCATGGTACTCAATGTGACGACCATCCGAGTGCTCGAGCAAGCTTATGGGGGGGACACGGATCATTGGGTGGGTAACAAGGTCATGGTGTACGTCGATCCGAATGTGTCCTTTGGCGGGAAAGTCGTGGGCGGCCTGAGGCTTCGCACCCCGAAGAAACTAGCCGCCAAACCTCCTACGAAGCCCGTAGACGAAGAGTTCGCGGACGACGTGCCGTTCTAATGGCTAAAGTCCGCGACATGATTGGTGACTATGCGGAACCCCGAGGCGACTCGGGGTACTCCGTCGATACCGATGTGGCTTTACGAATTGCCGGCGAAATGCGGCAAATCCTAAATCTAGATCTGGATGAGATCGATATCTCGCTCGAAGTGCAAATCTATAACCGATCCGCCGACAGCGAAGAGTTGATCGCCGCTTGGGAGCATTTGAATGCAGGTGAACGCAGGGCGTGGCGGCAATTCGTTAACTACGATGAGTTCGTCAAAACCGAGAAACTCAAGCATGCTCATTAACGATGCACGTCTTGAGAAAGCCTTAACGCATATCGCTCAAACGGATGAGCGGGTCGCGGAACTGCATGCCGAAGTCGAGCGGGCCGAATACCGGGCCAAAGCGGTGAAGGATGCGGTGTTCCTTCGTAGTGAGGGATCGGTCGCTGAGCGTAACGCGATTGCCGGTACTCATCCCGAATACCAGGCCGCGATGGAGACTTATTTCGGTGCGCTGAAAGACCACGAAGCCATGCGCAACGGGAGAAGTCGGGAAATGCTGATTTGCGATGTGTGGCGCTCCATGTCATCGGCCAGAACCAAAGGACTGATTCAGTGATCCGTCAAGGCCAAAGCCGCGATGTGAAGCGATATGAAGCCTTGCGGGAATTGGGCTGCATCGCCTGTCACTTGGATGGCGGCTTCAAACTTCCCGAGATCCACCATTTGGTCGATAAGGGCTATCGGAAGCACTCCGGGGGCAATCAAGCAACGATTCCTTTGTGTGCGTGGCATCACCGTGGCGAGCCTGAAATGGATAAGACCGTCACGCAAATGCGAATGATGCGCGGTCCCTCGATGACGCTCGAGCGGCGCGAGTTCGACAAGGTGTACGGCAGCCAGCGCGAGCTGTTGGCGCGGGTGAACGAGATGCTACGTTCCGGGAAAAGATTGTGAGCGTTAGCGTTTTGTCATTGTGCGATCACTCTGGAGTCTGGTCCCGGCCATGGGCTGATGCCGGCTTCCAAGTGGAACGCGTTGATCTTCAGTCCGGCAGGGATATACGGACGCTTCCATTCATGCGCCAGGCGCCCTCAGTCATCCTTGCAGCCCCTCCTTGTGACCATCTCGCCAACTCCGGCGCGCGTTGGTGGGCCGCAAAGGGAGAAAAGGCACTCCTCGAAGCGATGGCTCTGGTAGATGCCTGTCTGCGCATGGTGGCGATCTACAGACCCGTCGTATGGGCGCTGGAGAACCCCTCAGGGAGGCTATCGCGCTTCATAGGCAAACCTACGGCCACATTCGATCCGTGCGACTACGGCGATCCCTACACCAAGCGAACGTGCCTCTGGGGCGAGTTCACGATGCCGCAGAAGAATCCTGTGCATCCGACCGAGGGCAGCAAGATGCACTTGGTGGGAGAAATACCGGACCGCAAGAATATCCGCAGCAGGACGCCCGAAGGATTCGCGGAGGCGTTCTTTCTAGCGAACAGATACCAGGTTGTGCCCTGGTATGAACCACAACGAAACCAGGTTGTAGCCTGTGGTTCTGCAAAGACAAAACCATGAGCGGCTGGGAATTGGTGCGAGTCAAACGGCGCTGGATATCAGAAAGGATGTGGGTTCAGTGCTGCAGATTTTTGCCAATAAAGCGTTGGCCGTTCCGACAAATTCTTACTCGTGAGGCGACAGAGTTTGAAAAACTGAGAGCGGCCGGTTATAGCCGTCGGCGCACACTTTTTGAAATCCAAATGTGGGGCGATGATGAAAATTGAAAAGACATGCTTCCCTGATGCAAAGGAAACGAAGTGACCTGGAATCACCGCATCATTTTCCACCGCGAGATGTCCGCGAGGAATAGCTATTTCGGCGTGCATGAGTGCTTCTACGATCGCGCTAGCGACAAGATCCCGACTAGCTGGACCGAAGAGTCAATCCGCATCATCGAGGACAGCGTGGACGATCTGCGGGTGACGCTGACGCGGATACGCAAAGCGTGCAATCAGCCGATATTGACGATCAAGGGGAAGAAGTTGGTTGTGTACTCCGCTTACATCAAGGAAACCAAGCCGTGAACGAATGCTTTTGGCAAAAGTTTTCTCGCATCGTAGAGACCCACTGCAAAGAGCCGGGCCTGTTCTACAGAAAACCTACGGGCAACCATACCGACGATTGGATATGGTGCGAACGCCATGTCGGCCCCAACAAAGACGAATCGCGCTTTCCTAAGAGTGACGGAGATGAACATGGCTGAGTGGCAACCAATCGAAACGATCCCGTGTGACGGTACGCCAGTGCTGGTCTGGCTTCCGAAAAAGCTAACAGCAAGTCACGTCCATGCAGCGCGGAAGTCGAAAATATCGAATGGCTATATGTTCATCGTGGGCAGCATTTTCGCCTTCGATTTGCCGGAGGCCGAACAGCCAACTCATTGGATGCCGCAACCATCCGCCCCTACTTCACGAGAGACCCATGACTGAATCTCCGCACTTCGACAGTCCTAATGCGTGCGCTGACGCGACGGATCGACGCGCAGCACGTCAGTCTAACCAGGATTGGGAGACATACGCGCGCAGCCATCGGCGCCGGAAACACAAACAGGTGCGGTGCGCGCATTGCAAGCGATGGCGGTTCCCGGATGATCGCTGTAACTTCTTTGAGACCGCCGAGGAAGCTGCGGAAGCAAGCTTCGCGGATACATCCAAAGGAGATCCCACATGAGCGGTGGCAGACCAACTCCAGCATTGGCCGAATTCCCGTGGCACGTCGATCACCTGGGATCGACCGACAAATGCGTTTATAGCTCTGGCGGCTGGTATGTCGCCGACGTATTCCAGGACGACTGCGCAGAGTTCATCATTGCAGCCTGCAATTTCTACGCGGCACACTTAGCTGCCAATCCATCCGAGAAGCCATGAAACACCTAATCGATAATGCTCGGTGGATCTTTTGCGGGTATTTCATGAGTATGTCCATTAACGCGATGGACGACTTGAGGCACCCGCATTGGGTTGGGATCTTTCTGTTTGCCTTCACGGCTGGATGCTTCTACAGATCGGCCGTTATGAAGGACTCCGCACATAAACCAGAGGGTGGCAAATGAAGTGGAAAGTCTATTGCGGTTTGTTCGATTGGGCAGTGACGGTGGAAGCCGACACTGAGGCAGACGCCATGCAGCAGGGCCGTTCGGAGTTCATCGAGGCGACGCGCACCGGGGAATTCTTCGCCAGACCTGCCGGTGAGTCCGCGCCCGAAACAACAGGAGAGCAACCGTGATGGCCGAAACACCAAAATTGCGCGGTGCGCTCGGAGCCATCGAGCGCCGCGTATTGCGTACCGCTTCTATGAACGAGTTTGACGAACCTGCGCGGGTGGGCTTTGATGCCACGAAGCGCATTATCCCTAACCCCTCGTGGGATGGCGTAGTGAACAAGATCCTAGAGATCCGGATAGCCACAACCTACTCGAATATCAAGGGTGACGATGACGAAGCCCATCGTATGTCGGAAGAGAACGCCATGCGGCAGCTTTGCTCCTTCCTATACGAGGACGTGATTCACGACTTGCGCCGGATCATGAGCGAACTGGCCGATGGCAAGCGCCGCAACTCCATGACTCTTGTTGGCCAACTGATGTCTCGCCTTACCGGAGCTACTTCCGATGGAGGCGAGAAGCATGGAACTTAAGCCAATTGACTCGCTGATCTTGCGCAACATGAGCGCCACGGTCACTGAAGGTCTCAATGCGATCCTAATCAAGCAGGGCGATATGGTGATACTCGCGCATCTGCCCCAAGAGGCTAACGCGTTGTATGACTGGCTCGGCCGAGCGCTAGGCCGCACTGACAGCGGAGAAGTGAAACATGAGTAAATGCGCCCATTGCCCGCGTGAGGCGGTTGTCGATATCACGCTAGGCGATCCGATCAACTATTCTCTTTGCCAGCGATGCGCCGACATAGAAGCGCATGTGCATGACGACTGCGACCTGACGGCGTTCCTCAATAAATCTGGCGGCGAACTAGAGAAAGCTGGCTGGGATGCGTTCTACAGGTTGCGTAAGTCAATCGCCGAGGGTCGCTATCCGGGGATGACCGGCGAAATACGCTCACAATCTGATAGGGGCGCTGATGATAACGGTTGAGCAACTGCGCGAGTTAACGGCGATCCAAGCCGAGGACTGGGCTCTATGGGAGCCACGAACGATCACGGAAGCGTACATCACTCAAGGGCTGCGGTATCTGACCAACGCCATCGAGGGCACGTGGACGTTCGAGCACGCCAAAGCGGTTCTAGAGGATTTGCGACCGTGACTACTGATGATGCCTCAGGAAACGATCGCTCCCAAAGCTGACATCACCGTGGCAAGGGCCGCGGGGGTCACTTTGTTCCGTGGCGCATAGAGCACGGGGCACGCTCTCGATATCTCTAAGGCGGCAGAGAGAAGTTCCGAACAGAACCAACTATCATCCTCTCGCCAATCGCGTCCTGCGACAAAGCCCCAAATGGCGGTTTTATCGTACGGCTTACCCAATTGGGAATGTAAGAACGCGATGAATGCCTCATCATAGCCCGAGCTTTGCGGCAGCACCATGACCACCCGCTCTTTCCACTTCTCGTAGTACGGGGGGCGAATCTGCACTCCCGGGGGAATCAAGCCGATCTGATCCGAGCGGGAGCCCAAAAGGCTCCCATTCGGGAGAATCGCATCGACGTGGCTAAAATGTCCAGCCGAAAACCAGGAGATCGCACTCGATGAAATCCCCATTCCTCGGACGAACTGAAGCCGGATCATGGAAGCTTGGCGATCAACCCATCTATCTGAGTGCCGATGGTCTGATTGATAACGCCTTGCTCGGCCGCCGCGAGGGAGGGCTCCAGAAGCAATAGCTGGTTTAAGAAGATCCCAAAGGCCGGACCTGCCCGAAGGCCGATCTGCAAGGGATCGCCAGTCAAGGTGGTATTAATGGCCGTCTTCAATTCGGTGAGGGCGGTTTTCAAGAAGGGCGACGCAGCAATAAGGGCCGCGCTCGGCTGGGGAGTGGTGGGGTTCGGTGTACTCATGATGGGTCCTTTAACAAGGGGGGAGGGGGATTGTATTTTTTCAACTGGGCGATGATCACGAGCAGAATGAGGCTCGCGATCTGAATCCAATGCACGACATCATGCGGGAGCAACGTGGGGTCCAACGTGATGGCGGCAAAGACCGCCTGGAGGGTCGCTAAGATGCTGATCGCATTGCACCAGGCCATCCAGAGCACCCAGCGCCATCCGAAATCCCTCGGCATCGGTTCATCCATCGGTGCTCCCTATCTGTAAGGCATCCGCTACAAGGGTTGTAGGACTACATCCTAACCCATTGCAGAGAAAGGATAAATATGCTTGCGTGTTGTTTTCGGTGGACGGAGCGTATTCGGCCACCATTTGCGCTAATGTAAGACCTCGAGCGGCATAGAGCTCAAGCTGACGTTCAAGATCGGCCCACCCGGCTGCGTCGGTAGCGATAACTCCAATTCCGTCTGGATCTCCTGCAGGGTGGCTAGAGTGAGGGGAATGTCTGAGATCACCCGGATTGTGATCTCGGTTAGGTAGCGACCCTTCGACATTGAAACCCTCCTCCTGGGCGATCAATTGAGCGAGCTTAGTCATGGTTTTGCGGCCAGGTGTGGCGGCCATTGCGATCGCGCTCCCGAAGCACGCCCTTGATGCCCGCTAAGTCCGTTTCGATCCGGTTCAAGCGCTCATCAATCTCCTTCATGACGGAGGCGTGGGCGTTGTAACGCCCGATGATGATGCGTTGGGCGAATGCCAACATCGATGCAAAGAGCGCAGCGACCCAGCCCGTATGATTCCAGTCGATATCGGACATGTCGCGGGTCAACTCCTTTATCAATAGTATTCAACATAGGCATAGCCCAATCCGCCCGCCTCCGCATCGGTCACGGAGGCGGCGGTGGACCAAATCTGAACGGTGGCCGCCGCGGCGGTGGAGGGGACTCCCGCACTGGTGGCGGCCGGGGTGACCACCCAGTTGGCCGGCGCATCCACGTTATCGGTCGCGATCGTCTGGGCCACATTACAGTTGCTCGACGTGACGTTCCCATAGGAGACGGACGAACCGGAGGCACCTCCCGTCCCATTACCGCAATACAGGTTATAGGCGATATTCGAGCCCGTGGCGGCCCGATAAACCAGCACTTTAATCAGGGTCGCCTGTTGCGGGAGATAACAGATCCAGTTCGCATTGGTTCCGGCGAGCGCGGGCCAGGGCGTGGTCGTCGAGTTCTGCGCAGGCTTGAAGTAAGCGCGCTTCACCCGCGGGCCATTGCTCGCTCTGCCCTGAACCTGCCAATTGAGGTCAAAATCGATCGCATAGCGCTGGTAGATCGGATCTCCCGCGATGAACGAGGAGGCAAAGCAATCCCGCGCCGAGACATACCCCCACGCAAGGCCATCGCCGCCTGCGGGGGTTTGACAAAAAGTGGACAGGTATAAGGGCACTTCGCATTGATTGAAGATGATGGAGCCGGGGTCTCCGTACTGACCGCCCCCGGCGGCAGGTCCATAGGCTGCGTAGATCGACCCCGTATTGACCGTGAGCGCGCAGCGGTTGAAAAGCAAATGCCCTTGATAGATGAGCGCCGTGGTTTTGGCGTTCGTCGTGCCATTGGTCTCCTGAATGGGACAATCATTGAAGGTGACGAGCGGGGCTTCATCGCCCGATGCGCCGATATAAACGAGCCCCGCCAATTGCGACTGGAGCGAAATCGAGGTGCAATTGTTGAAGGTGATGGAGTTGTTATTATCGGCAAGCCCGGTGGCTTGGGTCATATTGACCAAATACCCTTGGGAGCTTGAGTTCTGCATGATGAGGGAGCCGCCAAACACGCAGACCCCCCCTCCGCCGTTTGGCCCCCACTGAAACATGTTGCCGGAGATGTTCTGCTCGATCGAGCAGCCGTGGAGCTGAAAGTTAAAGGCCTGCCCATTATTGAATACCGCAAAAGCCCCCACCCAATTAGTGACTTTGGAGGCCCAGAACTCCCACCCATCGCCCAAATACCCGGTCCCTTGCGCGGTCTCGAAGTCGATGACAATGTCCATATTGTTGAAATAACAGCGATCAAACCGGCCATTCTGCGAGGTGAACACCCGAAAGCCGTTGCAATAACTCGCCGCATCGCCGTTGAAGTACAAATCTTCAAACACCGGGGCAATGTAGGTCTGCGTATAGGGGGCGACGTTCTCCGTCCCGGTTGCATCAAAGAGCCAGAGCTGAGTGCTCGAGCCCGACACGAGATTGATCTGACTCGAGCCTAGCCCATCCCCATAGACCTTGATCCCTCGAATCACACCCGTCGTTGCGTAATTGGGATTCCCGAACACATGGGTCGAGGTCACCTTGTATTGACCATGCGGGAAATAAACGATGGGGTGATTGCCAAGTCCCGAGGAGCCGGAGGCCGCACAAGCGACCTTAAAGGCGTTCTTGATCGCCGCACTGCAATCGTTCGTATTGGTAGGATCTGCCCCATACCTCAGGACATTCCCTTCCCCATAGAAATAATTGGTGGGTAGCACCGCCGCAGCGAGCTCACACGGGGTTTGTGGGGTATACCCTATGCCATAGGAGGTATAGGCACTGTTGAGCGCCGGGACTCCACTCGGGCCTAAATAGAGGTTCGCCCACGAAAAGAGGGGGGACCCCAAGGTATACACATTGGAGGTCGCCGGTAGGATATTGCCCCCGACATTCGACAAAGGCCCCGGGATATTATCCACCGGCCAATCCGGCTGTTGATTGCCGGAGGCATCGGTTAAGTTAAATTTGTAGGACTGAGCGGGATTTAGCCAGATGAGACAGCAGCCGTAGGAGTCGAGCGTGATCGGATTCGTGTTGAGGATCGTAAGCCCCGCATTCGCGTAGGTCTGGATGGGAGTGGTCGTGCCCGCGACGTAGGTATAAAGTAAGTACCCGCTCGCAAATCCGCCCTGGGGGGCGAAGGCTTGGAAGAGCGGGGAGGCTTGAAGATTACCGGCCATGGGGGTGTCCTGTGATCCTGCTATTGATCATTTGCTATTTGCTTCTGCTGGGGTGGATATATCCGGCTGATTCGCTAGCCGTTGCTTCTCAGCGAGAATCGATGACAAGGGCGCGTGCTGTAAAACGCCGCCAGCTATTGCGGACATACTTGAGGGCTTCGCCAGGGCTCCGGCGGCACTGGCTACACGCCCGAGTCCTCCTTGAGAATTGAGCGTTGCTTGAATCGCTTTCGGTAAGAGAACTCCGGCAACCGCCCCCTTGGCGGCGCCTTGCCAATTGCCTTCCTTGATCCCCTCGTACCCCGCGCCGATCGCGGCCGGAATGGCAATCTGCGCGGCCGCACGCCCCACGGTTCCGCTATTGGGGAATCGTTGCGGCAGCAGAGCATTGGCTGACTGGGCGAGATCCGACAGCGTCGTATCGCCCTTCCCATAGATCGAGACCGAGCGATTCGCCTTCTGCCCCATGATGTTCGCCAACCGCGCGGGGCTGATATCTCCGTTGCCTTGCTTATCAATCGCCCCCTCAATCGTGCGCATGTTGCGCCATTGCTGATTGGTCTGTTTCAGGAGCTGCGCATCGGCGGTATTGCCAGAATCCACCGCAGACTGATATAGCCCGTCATGGATCGCTTGGCGCATATCCCGAGCCACCGAAGCAACATCAGAATCGCCTCCCTGAGACAAGCTATCCAAGGTCTTTTTGATGTTTTGGAATTGCGGCCCGCTGATCACACCATTGTTCTGCGAGGCCTTCTGCAAGATATCGTCCGCGTTCCTCGAAATGGTGCCAAATTGGCTGTCATTCAAGGTCAGCCGCGCATTGTTCATGATGTCGGCGAGCGGAGTCTCTACCTTGTCATAGGGGATGTTTACGCGCGAGGCCACATCATCGTAGATGTTCCCCATCCGATTCATGGCGCGACTCATCACATCCGGGGTTGCGGCGTTGGCGGTCTCACCCATCGTTGAGAGAAATGCCCGGTTGACGGACTTTTGCTGCATTTCTTGGAAATCCGCTTGCGCTCCCGCAGTAAGCGGGTTATCGGATAGCATGATTTTGGCGCGATTCAACAGCGTTGATCCCGTGCGCTGAGCGGCATCCAAAGGGACACCTGCATCGGTTAACGCCTGAACGGCTTTGCTTGCCGCATCTTCGGGTGCGAGAGCGCTCGCAACAGCGGATGCACCTCGCGCGAGGCCCTGCCCGACCAATCCAGAGCCCGCTCCGAGTAATACGTTCTGAGTACGGCTCTGCCCGGTCGGTACCGGTTGCATTGCGCCTTGCAAAGCGCCCGAGGCGGCAGCGCCTCCGAAGGTCGCTGGATTGGCAAGACCCCCAACGACGGCCGCTGCTCTCACGGCTCCCGCGGCTTTCAGTGCATCCCCGGCAATGCCTGCGGGAATCACCACATCCGCGATGTTCCCGGCGATATCGCCGCTGATCCCTGCCCCGGTTTTCATGAGCGGTCGATCCAAACGTGCCGATTCGTCAATATCCGATTGATCGCCCGCGCCTACGAGCTGCTTGATCCCGCGCCACGCATCCACTTGGGCTTTACCGGCGGCCGCCATGAACTTATCGTAGTTCGACATGCCCTCGGTCGGGTCATAGGGGGTAAGCGTGGTGGTGACTTTGCGCGGGGAAGGCGTTTGATCCGATGATAAATAGTGATCCGGGTTAAATGGCTGAGTCGGTGCCGAACCCTGCAAATAAGCGTCTGGATCGAAGTCACTCATTGCGTATCAAACTCTTTCATTTTCGCCCGTGCCGCGGCCATTTGGGCCTTCGTCATCCCTTGCTCCTTCAAATACTCATCCGCTTCTTTCGGATTTCGCATCATGCCGAATTCCCGAGCTTGAATATGATTGGGGATGTTGCGAAAGGCCGTTTCGTTCTTGAGTTGCTGGGCAGGATCGTTCGTTTTACTTTGGACGTTAGCGTAGGAAGCAACCGCCTGCTCCGTGGCGAGCGACTGACGCACAATCCCTAGAAGTGCCTTGTTATCAAGTTGCGTATTGGGACTACCGCTATGGGCAAGTTCACGCGCCGCATCGGTGCCACCTAAGCCCGCTTGTGTCGCACGGGCCGCTTCAAAGCGTGCCAAGTTCTTGGTCAGGGTATTCATGTCATTGGCCCCCTCGGTATCAATGCCGAGACTTGACATGAGATTCTTAAGGCCCTTCACATTCTCGTACTGCGTGCCGGTCGAGGGCGCGCCTGGCGATTCCAAAATCGCTTTGGCGCGGTTGAGTGCATCTTGGGATTGGACGGTGTTGTTAGCAGCGGCTTGTGCTTGCTGCACACGAGTTGCCACCCCCGTCAGATTCGCAGTCCCGGCAGCCCCTTCGGCGGCTCCGGCGGCACTGGCCGCCGCGGCCGGCCCCACATAGGGCAGCGTCGCAGCGGCGGTCGCGCCCGCGACGGCAGGGCTCTCGGGATTGGTCGCGCCCGGGCCGAGCTGCGGGGCAGAGCGGGCGCCAGTATATAGATTGACCACTTGGTTTTGGCCGGCCGCGTTCGTGCCCTGAGCGATCTGCGATTGACCTGTGGCCGCAGAGGACCAGCGTCCTAGCAATGTCTGCAGATCTTGCGAACTTGCCGTATTCGGCATATGCATCGTCATGCTGGTCAGCAAGCGACTATAGTTCGGATCGTTAGGATGGGCCGCGCGCAATCTCTCGACCGCATCGGTCACCTTAGTATTATCGACCTGCGGATCAGCGGCCAAGGAGGCGAAGGTATCGCCCATCTCTTTTTTCTGAGAAACGGTCAAGTTTTGGTGAGCTTGTTGGTTCTGTACTACCTCATTGGCTTGCGAGAGCAATTGAGTGGCATTCGAGGCGGCGTAAGGTCCAATCGCCGTCATATCATCAGCCATTTTCTGACGATTCAATGTTCCATCTGAATTGCTATATTGACCGCTTTTCGCTCCCTGAATCGCCAACTGCTGCGCGGCTTTCAATTCCGCATTCTTCTGTTGATCCTGCGAGGCATTCGCTTGTGCGCTCGCTTGCGTATACTGTCCCGTCTGCAAATTCTGCTGCGCCTGTTGTACCCCAATTCGCTGCTGCTGGATGCCATAGATAGCAGAGAGCGTTGAGAGCGGATTAGCCGGCGGGTACATCGAACCGACGGGGGTCATATCAGGCATTTACTTATCCTCCATAACCCAATGCATTCACATCGGCGAGGGCCGCGCCCCCTCCGCTATAACCCCCGGCGGCTGCTCCACTGGCGCCCCCAAAGCCTCCACCTTGATAGAGCGCGCCCAAAAGACCTGCATTCGCGACCGAATTGCCCGCCCCCGCAATCCCCGCCCCCTGAGCGGTGCCGACGTTGGTCAAGGACTGACCGATCCCTTGCGCGTAGTTCGAACCGCCCGTGGCCTGATTCGAGGCCGCCGCTTCGCCTAAATTAGCGATGCCCGCCAAACGGCTGTAGACATTCTGATTTTGCGTCTGGTACATGTTGAAGGCATTGTTAAACGAGGTATTGGCGAGTCCTTGGTTATTGGCTTGCAAGCTCGAGAGCGCGGCGCCCGACAAGGCCCCTTGCGTGCCCGCCGATTGGCTCGTGGTCCCTTGCGCGCCTTGCTGGAGCTGCATGTTGTAGGCAGGTGAGAGGGATTTCCAATCAGCGGTCGTAAAGGGCTTGTTGAGTGACCCGTAGGTGCCTGCATTGGGATTGATCCCTTGCCCCGTGCGAGGGCCGGTTCCCATCAAATAGTTCAATTGGTTTAAGGCCGAATAGCCTCCCTGCATGTAGGGGGTTTCATTCGCCACCTGTTGCTGATACATGCCCTCTTGGGTATTAGCCGCATTCCTTGCCGCGCTCGCTTGAGTCTGCGCGCCTTCATAGGTCGCCACTCCGCCGATCAACGCCGCCCCGCCGATCGCGAGAGCAATAAAGCTCATGTGAGTTCCTTTGCTTTCAAGATATTTCCTGGCAAATAGGCCGAGGTTGGATCGGGTTCTACTAATTGCGCCTCAATCTTCTCTAAATCTCTTTCATCCGTTCGATGAACCGTGATACAGACCGAATCTTCTAACGCCAACACAGCTCGCTTAGTGCCCGGCTGCGACACAATGACGGTAGGGGCACGATGGATTGTCTTTCCGATCTGCACCGCGCCTTGAATCACAAGATAAAAGTGTTCTTTCTTGTGGACCTTCCCGATGATCAAAGTACCCTTGGGCCTAAAGAGCCAGCGCAAATACATGCCATCCGCGAAATAATGAAGCGTTTCTAACGGCAATTGAGGGAAATCCTTCAGCGCTTCCTGAAGCTTCCAAACAGGGATGCGTACAACGTCCATTAGGTGGGAACCCAGGTGACCGTGGGCAACACCGCATAGGTAATGGTGAGCACATCCCCCGCACTCATTGGGAATATCCCCTGCGTCTGACCCGTCAAGGTGGTCGCTGAACGGGTGAATTGAACGGCTGAGACCGTGCCGCCTTTGATGATGAGAAAGCCCTTCTGCGCGGCCTTATAGGGATACGGGGAAACCCCTAAGGTTAAGACCGATTCAGCCGAGGGCGGGGTGCCTTTCTGGATACCGGTGAAGAACCGATACCACGCAGAATGAGTATTTCGGCCCTGCGTGATCGGGGTTTCGTAGGTGGGTGTGGATAAATAACTCATTCAGAATCCTCAACTTCCACGAATAATGTCGCCCCAATTATGTCACGCGGCACCGGGTCTGTAATATTTACTTCGTAGACTCGATCCCGCGCATAGCCCAATCGGTTCCATTTGGCACGGTTTTTGTACTGCCCCTGCGCCCCGATCGACCTCCAATGCTCGTGACTCCACGAGAAGCCCCCATCATTGGACCAGCGCAACATCGCTTGCGGGTTAGACCCCTGACCGTAGGGGAGTCCCATACCGGGGGTGAATTCGATCTGCAGGGAGCTTTGCGAGACGCGCGTGCGGTAATCCTTTTTCCAGACGTGCTTGGAGCGTC